AAGGACCATTTGATCCTGAGTATCATACAATTTACCAGAGTAACTTATGCTGTGAGATTCTTCTTCCTACTAAATCTTTTAAACGTCTTGATGACGTTGACGGTCGTATTGCTTTATGTACGCTCGGAAGCATTAACTGGGGTGCATTCCGCAATCCTGAAGATATGCGCCGGGCTTGTCGTATTCTACAGCGTAGCCTCTGTAATATATTGGATTATCAAGACTTCTTGAGTATCCAAAGTAAATTAAGCAATGATGAGATCAGCCCATTGGGCATTGGTATCACTAACCTGGCATACTGGCACGCCAAACGTAGTTACCGATATGGTGAAAAAGATGCACTCCAAGATGTTAAGACTTGGATGGAGCACCAAGCCTACTACCTAACGGAAGCAACAGTGGAATTGGCCAAAGAACGTGGTGCATGTCTACACAGCGATAAGACACGATATGGTAAAGGTATATTTCCCTGGGAACTACGTGCCAAAGGCTCCAATGAACTAGCAGACTTTACACCAGAATTAGATTGGGAAACACTACGCACCAACATGAAACAGTACGGTGTACGCAATGCCACACTAATGGCTGTTGCTCCAGTTGAATCTAGTTCGGTGGTAATTAATTCAACCAATGGCATTGAAATGCCCATGCAATTGATTTCAGTCAAAGAATCAAAGGCAGGATCATTGACTCAAGTTGTGCCTGAATATCACAAGCTAAAAAACAAATATCAATTGATGTGGGATCAGAAAGACTGCGACGGTTATTTAAAAACCGCGGCAGTTATTGCGGCTTATGTTGACCAATCAATTAGTACTAATACATTCTACAATCCTGCACATTGGGCAGATCGCAAAGTTCCAACAACATTGATTGCCAAGAACTTGATGCAGGCGCATCATTGGGGATTGAAAACATTCTACTACAGTTTGATTAACAAACAAGGCGCAAAAGCTGACGCCGAAGAAGCGCCAGCAATGCTAGAAGAAATTAACTGGGACGACCAAGAAGATTGTGAAAGCTGCAAACTTTAATGTTAGAAACAATTTGCGATATTATGGTAGACGCTTATAAGCGTAACTGGATTACTAGTCGTGATGGCAATGTCAGCATACGACATCACGACCGTGATCACTTTTACATCACCCCAAGCGGTGTGCGTAAGCAGACTTTACAGCCAGATCAGTTTAAGAAGATTGGTATTGAGACAGGATACTGGGGCCAACCTCCACGACTGTACCATGCCAGTAAAGAAGTAGAGTATACTGAGATCAGTAAGAACTTAAAGCCCAGTGGAGAACTTCCATTGCACTTTGGTCTACAACGAGAAATGGGTCAGCACAAGGATGATGTTCGGGTAGTGGTACATGTGCATCCTACATACTGTATTGCCGCTATGCACGCCGGCATTGACTTGAGTACTATCAGTGATGCATTTCCGGAACTCAATCGCTATACCAAGGTAGCACCCAATGTGGGCGACGTGCCTCCTATTAGCCAAGAGCTTGCAGATGAATGCCATAAGATGTTACAATTAGACAACAACGGCAACGTTGCATTTGATATAGTTGGCATTACAGGACATGGAGTTGTTGCCATTGATACCAGCCCATGGCGGGCATATGAGCACATAGAAAGATTAGAACATATTTGCAAGATAGTACTTGCATCAGGAAATTATAAATGAGCAAACAACAATATAACTTAACAACAAAAACAGATTATTTAAATCGTAAGATGTTTCTAGATCCAGCTGGCCCGGTTACTATTCAACGCTTCGAGGAAGTAAAATATAAAAAAATTGCAGACTTTGAAGCAACTGCCCGTGGCTTTTTCTGGCAACCAGAAGAAGTTAGTTTAACAAAAGATAGCAATGACTTCAAAGAAGCCAGTGATGCTGTCAAGCATATTTTTACCAGTAACTTGCTACGTCAAACAGCACTGGACAGTTTGCAAGGACGCGGGCCAAGCCAAATCTTTATGCCAGTCGTTAGCTTGCCAGAACTAGAAGCATTAGTTTACAACTGGACATTCTTCGAAACCAACATTCACAGCAAGAGCTACAGTCACATTATCCGTAACATCTATAATGTGCCCAAGGATGTGTTTAACACCATCCATGACACTAAAGAGATTGTGGACATGGCAAGTAGCGTGGGCAATTACTACGAAGCATTACACGTTATCAACTGCCGTAAACAACTAGGTGAGACGGTTACTGAAAAAGAACACATCCGTGCAATCTGGATGGCACTACATGCAAGTTATGCACTAGAAGCATTCCGCTTCATGGTATCGTTTGCCACAAGTCTTGCTATGGTTGAAAACCGTATCTTCATAGGCAATGGCAACATTATCAGCTTGATCCTACAAGACGAACTACTACACAAAGGTTGGACAGCGTATTTGATCAATCAAGTGGTCAAAGAAGATACACGGTTTGCTGAAGTTAAAGTGGAATGTGAAGCCGAAGTATACGCATTGTACATGGATGTTATACGTGAAGAAAAAGACTGGGCAACTTACCTGTTCAAGATGGGTCCTGTGATTGGTCTAAACGCCAATATTCTTAAAGATTTCGTTGATTATACAGCAGTTGGCGCACTCAAAGACATCGGTATTAAGTACCAAGCACCCGCACCTAAGAATACACCAATACCGTGGTTTAACAAGCACACAGATACAAGTAAAAAGCAAACAGCACTACAAGAATCTGAATCTACAAGTTATGTAATTGGCGTTATGAGTGATGCCATTGACTACGACGCATTACCATCATTATAAAACATGCATATCTATACCGTGGGGTGTAGTTTTACTTACGCACAAGAACGTGGGTGGCCCAAGTTATTAGTTGATAAAATTTCTGCAGAACATTCAGTAGAAACAAAGTTGCATAATCACGGACATCCCGGCGCTGGTAATACATACATTGCCAACAAACCCATACTTGACAGTCACTTAATAAATAGAGATCAAGGCCCCGGAGTTGCACCCGGTTTCAATCCCGACCTTGTAATAATTATGTGGAGCGGATTAACTAGAAAAGATCTAGCAGTCGACCACAGTGATAAAGTTTTAATGAGTACCTTGGATGGATATGGATTTGTTCGATGGGCCGGTAGACACACTAGTTACATACTAAGTGGTGGCATCAACGGCAGTTGGGAGCATCATCCTGCCACCAAAGAGATGTTTAATTCGTTGTACAAATATAGCAATGAGCGTTCAATGGCCCAGGATACTCTTTTGAATATTCTAAATTTGCAAAATTATTTAAAAGAATGTAAAATACCATATCTAATGAGTTCATATGTAAATTACTGGACTGCTGAACCTCGGGTGGCAGATTTGGATTACGGTATTACACAGTTCAAAGATTTAGACTATCTAGTTAAACAAATTGATTTTGATCGTTGGGTGTTTTTAAATGAGCGCAAAGATGGCATCTACGAGTTAGCCAAAGAAATTGGAGATTTGCAAGAAGATAATTTCCATCCTGATTTTAAAACACATGCCCTGTGGGCAGATTTAATTTATAAAAAATTAGAGTCAGAGAACTTTTTCAATAATTAATATATAACATGAGGATTTTATGATTACAGTATACAGCAAAAACAATTGCCCATTTTGTGTTAAAGCAAAATATCTATTAGAACAAAAAGGCATTGCCTTTGAAGAAATTAAAATTGATGAAACACCTGACGCCCGCGAGTTTGTCATGGCCGAAGGACATCGTACAGTTCCACAAATTTACCAAGACGGTAAGTTGCTAGTTGAAGGTGGATATCAAGGACTAGCAAAACAATCAGATGAATTCTTCCAAACACTTAAAGGATAAAAATGTTAATTTCAAAAGGTTACAGCGCAGGTGACGTTGTGTGTTTCAAAATTGTCAATGGTGACGAAGTATTGGCTACATTGTCTGAAGAAACAGACTCTGCCTATGTTATTAAAAAGCCCTGCACAGTTATTCCCAGTCAACAAGGACTGGGACTGTTGCAGACCATGATTTCTGCGGATATAAATACTACTATAACGCTGAGCAAATCGCATGTAATCATGCACAGCCCTGTGGTAAAGGATATTGAAAATCACTATATCCATACTACCACAGGCATACAGCCAGCAAAGAATGGAATAATTACCTAACATGCCTTTTCCAGTTGCTGTCACCGGAGACAAAGTTGATCCCAAATACGGTCCTCCTAATGTTATCGCTAGTATAACAACCACGGTGTTGGCACACGGTCGTCCTGTGGCCACAGTTGGTGCAATAGTTGCACCACACGGTAATTATACAAATCCGAAATTACCAGGATACAATCCTGCTTGTGCAACAGCAAAAATAACAGTAGGTGTGCCCAACATTCTAGTAATGGGTAAACCAATTGCTAGAATTGGCCCAGCAACTTTGTGTAGCTGTGGATTTCATTATGTAATGGGCCCCGGTGATCCCACGGTAATGGTAGGTCCGTAATGGCATCGGCTCTACAGTTAAATGCACAGGCAACAATTATCAACGGACTTGGGTTAAGCGCAAGTCCCGATTTAACTACAACTATAACTTCTTATCAAAACTTAGCCAGTGTTAAGTTAGTTAAAGAAATATTCACTGCAGCCAGTACTGGACCCACAACTTTATATGCTGTGCTTGCGGGGATCGGAACTGGAGTTATTGCTCCGGCTTTCCTAATAGATTTTTACCCGTCGGGAAATACTGTAGTTTCTTCGGGCAATGTCTCTTACTATGGAAATATTGCAGTCCCTGTTTATGTAGGCGGTGGCGAGACTCCAATATTAGATCACTATGATTATACGGGACAAGCAGGAACGGCAAGCGTAAGCAACACAGTTTTAGTACAAGCAGGCCTGCCCTTTGCTAATGGCCTTGCAGGATTTGCCAATGTGTACATGACATCCTATGGCGCAGCAAATCAATCTTTCGAAACTGTTAGTTCTATTAATATCTTAAAAGACAAAACATATTCGCAGAGTGGAATTGGATTCACTGGACCTGTGGCCCTGGCCACTGGTGGAATTGGTGCCAATGGTGCGTTGTTGGCCGATGTTGTTGCTGGATGGGGCACGATGTATGACATCAAACATCTATCAAACTTTGCCGATCCTTATGTATTTGGGCAAAACTTGCTAAAACAAGGCTTGGGCAAATATAAGTTAACTACGTTGTTCTTAGAAGCCGGATTGAATCTTGGGGATTTATCTAATCCCCCGTCAAGTACAACGATCTCATATCATCAGTCTAACACAGCAACAGCTACAACCTATGTTGGCGCAGTTGAACTTCCAATCACAGAAAATGTTACCATTAATACTCCTGTGACTGCATCCAGTTCCGACGTCATGCACAGTATATATAAAAAAGTTACTGCCGCAGATTTAACTTCAATTGTTAGCTCAACAAAATTTACTGCCTTAGATGGTATTGCCAGTGGACTAACCACATTAGATGATTATTTAACTTTGTCTAAAGTCATTGACAATGCACTACTAACACGATTGTTGGCAATAGGTGTAACAGATTTTAGCACCCTGGGCACATACTTTCATAAGATTCTCGGACAGGCAACATTTGAATCTTGGGCAACAATGGCCAAGTTTTTACGCTCAATTGAAGTTCCTGTTTTGTCATCGAATATTGCTCCTGGTGCAACCACCACCGTATTAACAGCAAATACCATTGCTACATTAAATTCTAATTCAGTGACTGGCTCGGGTAGTGTGGGTCATGCAACTGTTAAAGACTTTCTTGGCGCATGTGCAGGAATTCCTTATACCGCAGGCTTCCGGACAATTATTACTAATTACACAGGCGTGCCAATTACGGGATTGGTGTCAGCATTGACTATATTAAAATCCGCAGTTACTACCTACATCTCCACTGGACCCACTGTGTCAGAGGGTGGCAGCACTTGGCCCGACCCAAGCGGAATAAGTTCTGCAGTATCGGCAGTGAATGCTGTACTAACATCGTTTCCCAATTCTGCATCATTCTATTCTTCGAGCATATCATATAATAATATGATTGTGCAGTTGGCCACTGAAGTAGCAAACTTGACCAAAGGCAATGTAATCTTTGGAGTAGGAGAGACCTCTACTTTAAAGAATCTGGCAGAACAGATTGGAACCATGGCTGCTGACAAAACTCAGTTTGAAGCATATCAGTTTTTCTCTAATATTATCACCAAAGATAGCAACGGAGATGCCATCAGATCTGCCATTGCTGAATCAATCAACTCAACAATCCTGCAAGGTGCAGGAATACAAATCTCAAATGACCCACAGCCTGCCCAGGCAATTCAACGTGCTGACTCCTTGGGAGTGCCATTAAGTACGTACTTATCACAGAATAAGTAAGCCGTTAATGACGGTTTTTGTCACCGGGTCTTATTTAACTTGACTTGCAAACTTTTATATAGTACTATAACTATCAGGATATGTACTTAAATATCTTACGAAGTTAAAATAGGAGGACAGTATGAGAACAATATTTCAAACTATTGTTGCAGTATTTGCCCTGACCGTATTAGCACCCGGTCATGCAGAGGAAGTAACGGCGACAAAACAAGGACTTGTCAAGCAAGTTGTGACAGGCGCACGGGATACATTAGATACCTTAGTTCATGTGATTGTAGATCCCTGGATTAATTTTAAAGTGTCACAGAAAGATGTTGATTGTCTTGCACAAAACATCTACTACGAATCAGGCAACGAACCTGAGGAGGGCAAAGCCGCAGTTGGCATAGTTACCATTAATCGTGTACGCGACAGCCGCTTTGGCAACAGCATCTGTGAAGTAGTCAAAGCACGTACAGTTATTACTCGTAGCAAGGATGTGCTAGAAACTGTGATAGTAAAACCTGCGGGATGGTTTAGCAAAGAAGAAACTGAAACTAGAACTAAAACAGTTAAAAATCAGTTTTCTGTTTGCCAATTTTCTTGGACATGCCAATCAGTGAAGAAGCCCAAGTTGGAAAGTGATCGTTGGGAAGAAAGTCGGCGTATAGCCCATAATCTGTTGTCTGGGGAATACTTGCCTTGGAGAATAAAATACTCAGACGCATTGTACTTTCATGCCAACGCTGTTAGGCCAACGTGGGCTAAACAAAAAAGAGCTGTAAATAAAATTGGTGGACACATCTTTTATTCGGACGTTTGATGTTCTTTGACACTAGAAATCGCTTGTTGACACTCAAAGATAGATACTATGAACGTAGCTTTTCTGCCAGTGAGTTCACAAAGGTAATCCGTAGACAGTTTCCTGCTGCGGATCTTTGTTTTCGTACTCAAAGAGATTATGCCGTTGACCCCAACATGGTCATTGTTGCAGGCTTATATGATTGTTATAACGATGCACACCATTTACCGCACACAGAAATCACACTATGTTATCATCCCGAACAACAGGTTTATTTTGGACATCTCTTAGATTGGGAACAACTAACCTTTGATATTGCAGAGTGCGTCGGGCATGAGCTAGTACATCAACAACAGTACCAAAAAGGTAAAAAATCAAAGCAGTATAAAAGCAACATTGATAATCAAATTTACCTTGGGGAAAGCGCAGAAATTGAAGCATACGGGTTTAGCATTGCTGCAGAAGCTGTTGCCTTTGATCGGAATTATCATGACTGTGCTATGTACCAAATATACACAAAAACATTTGACATAGACCATTCAGTGGTAGTAAAATTAGAAAAACAAATTGTTAAATACTTAAAAGAACTGGAGTTAGAATATGAGCAAAGCCACCCAATCTAGTCGAGAGCTAGAAGTTGAGGATATTTACGATGACGAGATTGCAGACGATGACTACGGCTTTATACTTGGTCCAGACGGCGAATTGAAGTCAGTGTTTTTTCCTGAGAACATTCCATTTAACCCTCCTAAAAACATCACAAAGATTTTAAAGATATTTGGAATTTACGATCTTGAAAATGTTAACAAAGACGAACCACTGCACTAATTTTGGTTGACCCAAAATGGGGTCTAATGTATAATACATACTTGTTCATCAAAGGAGTGGGTATGTATTACAATGCTTTGCCAATTAGTACTTTATATCTAAAAGTTAACTTTAAACGTACTCCATATAAAAATGACATAATTTCTCTGCGTATTGTAGCAAACACATATTCGGAGTTTACTGCAAATAAAGCACTTTATATTATCGATAATAATCCCGATAATATTAACTTAACAGAAGTTAATAATATTATCGAAACCCTGCGTATTAAAGCAAACGCATTATCGGTTAATATCAAAATGCCAAAACCCGTGTATAAAAAGCTATTATCTCGAGAGATTATGTAATAATACAGCCCAAAAGTAGCAAAAAGTACTACTTTTTGGGCTGTCTTTTTGCAAAAATGTCTGATTTCGGTTGACCCAAAAAGCGTTCTCGGCTATAATACATGTATGGAACTTAAAAAGCAATCACGTAAACGCCGTCAAGACACCAAGCATGCTGTCTATATGTTAGTGAACACTAACACAAACGAAAGCTACATTGGTATCACAGTATGCGGCAACCAAATTAACAAAGCTCTCAAAGTGCGTTTTCAAAAGCACGTTCGTCGTGCATTGACAGAAAACAAAAATTGGGCACTTTGCCAAAGCATCCGTGCTCACGGTGCAGAAGCGTTTGCAGTCTTGTTGGTTGATGTTGTGCGTGGCCGTAAGCCTGCTCACAGCATGGAACGTGAAATCATTAATAGCCAAATGCCTGCATTAAACACACACTAAACGGTTGACCCATAATTCATTGTTTGCTATAATACTTGTATAGTAATTAAAAAGGACTACGAAATGACTACAGAATTCAAATCTTGGGAAGAGTTGACAACTTTAGAGCAGTATTCTAGCATTTACTGGGATATGTACAAAGATGCGTTTGGCATTCGTCCCCGCGGTATTGATACTTCTGCTTGGACTGAAGCAGACTTCCTAGCCGAGTTCAAAGAGTTGGGTGAGATCATTGACCGTGAAGAAAAGGTCCGTGTTGAGGCACAACAAAACGCTGTCTTCTCTTTTGAGAAACGTGTAGACGCCCTGATCATGTTGGGTGCCAAAGACCGTGCCACCGCTATGCGTTGGGTACACGAAGCCGAAGGCACTCAGGGCGATGACGAGTACCTTTGCTATACCGTGGGCTTGCCCTATCAATATTTCCGCAATGCGGCCTAAGGAGAAATTATGTTAAAAGAACAAACACAATCTGGTTACTACGATCAACGCCATGGCGGTCCCTACGATCGCGGCCAGGCAGACAGCTACTACGGTCGTGACTACTGGCCGCATTACTTTGTGAGAGACACTCACAAGAGTCCCCGTATTGACATGGATCAGATGACGCCAGCAGAGCTTGCGGCATATACAGCAGGCTATCGTGACAACGAAGCCAACGGCGACAAAAAGGAATATTAAAATGCATACCTTTCTACTGTCCTGGGACATGACAGGTATAGAAGCTGTAATTGATGTCACTGCCATTGAGCAAGAACGATCCTGGCGTGTGTTAAAAGGAGAGGTCGCTGACGTTAATCTTAACCATTTGGTTAATAGAATAATAATACGTGCCCGATATAACAGTCAGCGACATTATGAAGTTTATACTCTTAATGTTGATGATGGCATTGACGCAGATGATGTGCGTGAAATGTTTGAAAACGATCCACAGGGTTCTGCAGAATTAGTTAGAAGCCGCGGGCATAAACTTTACAGTGACCGTGTTAGAGACTCGGAGGTTAAAATCAAATGAATCCAGAAAAGAAATCTACTACAAACATTTTTACCTATACGTATACTCTGCGTAAGGATCAAATCACAGACTTTCTAAATCAACTCGAAGACATGCGCCAAGGATATCTTGAAGATGCAGTTGAAGCATCCAAGTACAAAGACGCCCGAGAAGTTATACAATATATCATGGAGAAGTAAATGGAATTTGATACATGGCTCAAAGAAGAAGACATCCAACGACTCTGGGATGTGGTTCACGGCACACTTCCCGAAATAGCCGCTAGCTCAGACGAAATTGATGAATTTCAGCGGCTAGTTACACATTGTGCCATGCTCAAAGTAGGTGGTGTAGAAAGCCTAAATCCATTGCGTCATTAATTAAATACGTATATAATACACTATGAGATACCTAGTTTCACTTATCCTTTTTGCTTGGTGGCTTGCCGGCATAGTAATTGCACAGGGATTTTGGAGTACTTTCTTTGCTGTAGTTTTTCCATTTTGGGGTTACTATCTTGTGGTTGAACAACTTGTTATTAAATATCTATGATTAAACGAATTGGCTTTGCTTGTAAGTGGATCGACAACCCCGGTCAGGTTAACGGGATTAAACCCACAGACGATGCTAAACAATATAACACAGGTGGCACCACTGTAGCC